TCTTCATGCAATACTGTTGCAGACTCTGGTACTAATTCAAGGTTCATGTGTTTCTCCTAATACATAATTCTCTGCAAAATTTTTAGCATCATCTACTCTTTCAAAAAAAGCAACAAAGTATGAGCCTAATTCATTTCTTGCTCTTACTTTGAAAAATCCTTCATCAAAATAAATGTATGCCTCTCTGTCTATATCTGTTCCATAATATTCACTCAATATTTTCATTTTGCAATCCTTGAAAAATTATTTACTTTTTCAAATCTAATCACGTTTGTAAATTTGTCTTGTAGAATATCACCTTTGTGTGATATGACAAACAGATTTGATCCTTCAAGCATGTTTAAAATTTTCATTAAGTCTTCTGTACCATTCGTGTCTAATGACGAATCAAAGATTTCATCAAGTATCAATATGTTTGTACTTGCTGAGTTCTTTAATTTAGCAACTGCTCTCCATGTCAACATCAATGCCATGTCAATTCGTTGTTTCTCGCCTTCGCTGAATGATGCATATGTGAAGTCATCACGATGGCGAGATTTAATCGTTTCTTTGAATGAGTCATCTAAATTGAAGTTCACAAAGAAATCTAATGCCGCAAGATACTTGTTGACTAACTTGTTAATCACCGGTATGTATTGACGAATGATTTTAGTTTTGATACCTGTGTCTTTTAACAAGTTCGTTGCAACTTCATAATACAATCGTTCTTCGGCAATAACTTTAATTTCAGATTCTAGTTCTGCTAGTTCAATAGTCAACTCTTTAAGTTTTTTTTGTTCCTCATTAACGTCATCTTTAACAGAAGTCAATCGTACAATTTCTTTATTAATATTGTCAATGTGTTTTTTATTTACTCTAATTTCGCTTTGTTCAAACGTCAATTGAGAATTTAACGACTGAATTTCTTCGACAAAAACTTGAATACCTTCATGTCGTGTATTCAATACGTCAATTTCGTCATCAACTTTTTTCAACGCATCATTTACTTCTTCAAGTTTTTTAGTTCTCTCTTCGATGATATGTGATTTGTATTCATCACCAATTGACTGTTTACATGTTGGGCAATCATTGTTATCGTGATAGAATGAAATGTCAGTATTGACTTTCTTAAGTGTCTTACCTAGATTAAGTTTGATGCCTGAGAATTTTGCTATCTTTCCATCAACTTTATCTTTGTCTGAAATATGTACACATAAATCGGACAAATTTAAGTGTATCGTTGCACACTTAGTTTCACTTTCAACAATTAACAATTGTGTGTTGGCAATGTCTTGTTGCTTAGATGAAATCTGGGCTGCATTACTTTTGTTTAACGAATCAATAAATTGAATTTGATATTGAATCTTCTCGCTCTTCAAATCGACAGCATATTTTGACTGTGAGTGTTTTTCTTTCAATAGAAGAAATTTATCTTTAAGCACACTGTTCATGCGTGAGAAAATTTGAATATCCAACAAGTCTTCGATGATAGAACGTCTATCAGAAGTAGACAATTGCATGAACGGAGTAAATGATGCTGAACCCAACAAAACGATTTGAGTAAACGATTTGTAGTTGAGTTTGAGGATGAATTTCTCTAGATGTTCTTGATAGTCTTTGACTGCCGCATCTTGATTGATTAGATGCCCATTACAATAAATCTCAAATAAGTTCGGCTTGATACCACGAACAATTTTGTATGACTTGTTGCCTGTGTCAAATTCTATTTCAACAGTACAATCTTTTTGATTGATTGTATTGACAAGTTGACCTTTGTTGATATTACGAAATGGTTTACCAAACAGAACAAAACACAATGCATCAAGCATTGTAGACTTGCCTGAACCATTGGAGCCAACAATCAACGTAGTGTTGTTGCCATCTAAGTTCAGTTCAGTAAAGAAGTTACCTGTACTCAACAGGTTTTTCCATCTTAAATTACGAAAAATTATCATTCTATGTTTTCTGTGGATAGTGCCTCAACATAAAGTTCACGCATCAATGTTTTTAATTTATTCGGATCACTGATACTCAAACTTTGTGCATCAATAAATTTAGATAGAATAGACATGGTGTCTTCTGCTTGATTAACAATGTCTTCATCTTCTTCTGTCTCACTAAATTCTGTAAAGTCTTCAACAATTGTAACATCGACTGGACCTACTTTATATATCTCATCAACAAGTTTTTCAAATAGATATGGGTCTTGTTTGTTAGCAACAATAACTTTCACATAAGCATTTGTGTACTTAGAAAAATCCATCGCTTTCAAGTCTTCAATTTTTATAGTGTTATCATCATAATGTATCTTATGAAACATTCTGTGAGGATTGTTTACGTACTCAACTTTCATGTTCTCGGTATCTAAGATAGCAAATTTCTTTTGATCTTGATAGTCTGACCAAAAGAGTTCGTATGGAGTTCCAACATACGTGATGCTGTTATGTTCGGAGAACGTGTGATAATGTCCACTGAACACTCTATTATAGTTGCTTAGAAACTTATAGTCAATTCCATCGTGGCTATCTACACCTCTAGACAATGGAAATCCTGAAAGTTCAAAATGCCCCATGCACATTGCTGAAGTGCTGTTCTTGATAAACTCAAAGATTTCTGTTTCATTGCCTTTGCATATCCATGGTATCATATCGATTTTAATTCCATCGACTTCTAATGTGCCATGTGTCTGCCACAAACGAACATTGTGATAGTCACGCAACAACAAGTCTGGCGAATTGATTTCAAGACTTTCTTTCCAGAAGATATCGTGATTGCCAATCAATGCATGAAGTGTGATGCCTTCTTCAACGCATCTGTCAAAAAAGTATCTACGACTTTCCATGAGTGAATGAAAGTTGATATACTTGCGTCTATCAAACAAATCGCCAAGTTGTATGATTGTTCTTACACCACGCTCTGCCAATTCCGGAAAGAATGTCTCACTGTAAAACTTTTCATAGTAAGCATGAAACGCTTTGGAGTCATTCCGGACACCGAGATGACAATCCCCGAGCAAACATATTTTCATTGGCACCCTCTTTTCAATGGACCACTAGTACCAATTCTTGAAGTAGGATCAATACCATTCAAGTAATATTTCATATAAAGATGTTTAGTGACACCTGTAGCTTTCATTAGTGCATTCCATCCATAATAAGTAATTTCATTATATACAATTTCACGTTTAACTTTATCGCCAGCCTTCACAGCTTTACTTTTTTGCATTGTAATAAATTCATCATGCGTTTGTGTTTTTCTTGATTTTGTTTTACCCTGCATTGCTTGTATTTGTTTGGCAGCCGTTTCTGGATTTGACCATAATGTTAATGCTGCCTTTCTATTTCTTTCAGATGCTTTTTCTGGATTATTTTTTACCCATTCTTTAATACCACATTTACCATAGTTTGGATTAAGATTTCCAGAAACATCTCTTCCAAAGAATCCGTTAACTTTGGCATAAGATTCATTCACCCATTCTGTAGACTTCACGACACTATATTCAATCTGCATTCTCAATTCTTCCTGTAGGGCTTCATCACGGGTTTCGTGGTGTGAAATAATTTCTGTATTAAAAAGATTAGGATTTTCATTCAATTCATCTTTCCATAATTTTTTCCATTTACGTGAACTGACCGAACCCCTATATCCTTCTGAAACTCGTTTTGTTGATGATGATCCAATATACTTTGCCGGAAATTTATTTCCCAAATAAGTTGTTATATAAACGCAATATTCCATTTAATTCTCCTTGTGTGATGTATTTATAACATTACGCATTTTGGGTATTAAAAAGACTTTTTATCGGTATGAATTTCGTTGCCCTTGCTTCTTCATTGTTGTATCTAACGACTTGTCGATTATAGCACGAATCTCAGTCAAATGCAACACGGCAGTCTCTCTAAGATTTTGTGGTGATCGTTTGTCGTTAACAATTTTTAACCAATTTTCAAGTTGGGCTGGAATGGGAGTTTGCATCATTGATCTCCAAAAATTCATCAAATACGGTATTGCCGGTAATCTTTTTCTTTCTAGGCTTTGCGCTGGCAATCTTCTTCTCTTTGTTTGTTTCAAATGCATTAATGAAGTCACTAATAAATTCTTCACTATAAGAATCGTGAAGCGCACCATTGAGACCGGCTGATACATATTCTTCACCATTGTTTTCAATGAGCGAGTTTATGATAACGTTGTCCATGCTCTTGTACTTGATGTACAAATGTTTTTTCTCTTTTTGAATTCTTCGCAAGAATGCATAGTATATGATTTGCGTAAAGTATGCAAATGGATTTTTAGACTTCTCTGGATCAAAGTTATCAATGTATAGTAGACAATTTTCAATGCCATCAGACAC